CTTTTATTTTTGTCATAGTATGGGATGCAGTATGACCCCCTCATTCACAATCACTGAGGGCCTGGACTGTACATCAAACGCTACCCCTGCGGGCGGAGCCGTGCAGTCTCTCGGCATTTTGGTTAGCACGGAAACCGTTTTGGTCCTGAGCGTTGACCCCATGGTCAATCTCAACATTACAGATCACCGACGGGACGTGTGGGCCATCAATGGGCTGCTCCCATGTAGGTGTGTGGTTACGATAGTACGCTTCAAGTTGTCTTTGATAGTCCGGCATCATTCCAAAGGCATAGTAGAAACTTACCCTGGTCCGCCAATCTACCTCACCATACTTCCTATGCATACCACGAGCCAACATCGCCATCCCTGTTTCTAGGGTGGGTTCATTTTCCAACCTCTTGATGTCACCAGCTGCGCGTCTAAAACTCTCATAGTATTCTTGCAGGACAGGCATGCCCCCCGTGAGGGAGAGGCCACCATCACCCACAGTCCCAATCCATCTACGGTAGATTCTCTCTGAATCTAGTGGTTTGACACTGATGGCATCCTTACTAAGTGTGACCCTGGGGTCACGTACCATGATGTAGTCCTTCCCATCGAAAATAGGATGTGATTGGCAGAAGTCGATGCACTCAATGCGGTCCACAGGCTCCTCCACTTTCATGGTAAATCCCCTAAGGGCAAACCACTCGGCAAGCAAGCCTTTGACCCGTGGGACGAAGCGTCGTTCCACTATTATGGTGCAGTCATCACCGTCGTTGGCGAGGGAGTACTTCCTCACTTTAATGCTGGACATGTAAGCGTGGACCAACCCGCACATAATGAGGCAATTGCCTAGTGCTGTGTTCATGTCTCCACTCATCCTGCAACCAACTATGGTGAACTTCAATTTACCATTAGGTGTCCTACCTATACATGTGTTTCTGATCTGGTACCCAAGCAGTGTGCGTAGATACTTTTCTCTACTGCCGTACACCCCTTGGTAGACCGAGTGCTCCCATTTAAGCGCACCATCACTCACGTGTTGATCGAACCTCTTCGCATCTATTCCAATGGCCACTGGATCACTGAATTTCTCCCACTTCTTCCGCATCATCGCCCCTCGCTCTTTAGCATTCAACCCTTTGAAGATCGTTTGCTCACCAAACACTTTGGTGACGGCTGCGTAGATTTTCGGCTCAAGTGGTTTGAGATATTTTCCTACTTCAACATTGAATCTGGGTCCACGGGGAGAGATCACGCGCATCACCGCATTTGGTTTCGCTGTGACATTTGTTTTCTCCACTTTACCGAAGACTGAGATAAACGCATCCTTATCTGAAAGGGGATTCCTGACCAAGGATTCCGCGGCGGTTTTGTAGATCGTCTGCCTGCGACCCCTATACATAGCCGCGAATTCATCACGGGTGATAGGGGTGGTCGGGTGCAGATGACTCAACAATTCGTCTCGGAACCGTTTCAGTGTGCGCTCTATGACTCTAGGGGCTGGTCTGACGGGTTCCCGGAAGATTCCATTCTCTTCGACGAAGAAAACCCGCTCCAACACAGCCTTTTCGAGGTTATCAATGTTGTTATTGTGTACTTTGTATTCTACCTCGGTTGATACACCAACTACCTGGTATACCACCTTATCTTTCGTTAGGGCTCCCTTTTCTTTGGTTACGGTCAAGTTGGGATGGACAAGGTTACTAACTGTTGAATCCATCCCCCGCACCCTCCGAGGGCCCCTTCAATTACGCCGGCGCAGGTCCACACCTTCATCCATCACCGTTGGACGGTAATGTACGTG